TTCACCATAATCTGTGAATCCTGGGGTTACTTGTTCGCTCAATGCCATGTTATTATCCTTATTATTTTCTTATAAATATCAACAAAGTAAAAAAGGCAGAGCCGAAACCCTGCCTTTTAAAGTTATACTACCCGGTTATTCTGGGAAAGAAGCTCCGGTTGGTTGTATATTGAAATCTAACACAATAAATTCAGCCGTTCTTGTTGGTTGAAGGAATAATTGACCATATAAAATGTTTTGATCAATTAAATCTGGAGTGTTGTTTGTTTCATCCATTACAACACGGAATGCATACAAACCTTGTTGCTGTTTAACTCTTTCTAGATATGGATTCACAATATTTAAGAATCTATTTCTAGTAGCAGCCGTATTTTGTTCGAATACTAAATATCTGGTTGATGAAGCAATAAACTTCTTAACCGTAATAAGTAATCTTCTAACATTTACTCGGTCTAATGCAGATGGACGTGCTTGAAGAGTCTTTTGTCCCCAAATACAAATACCTTGATTAGGGAATGTTGCAATTGGATTCACTCTTGCTTCATACAATGTATCACGTTCTGCTTGTGTCAATCTATTATAAACATCAATAGCTTGTGTCAATCCACCTCTATTCAAACCAGCTGGTGCATACCATGGAGCAGCTACTGCATCATTAAATGCTAATACGCCTGGTACAACTACTGATGGTGGAACCCAGATTGGAAGGTTTCTACTTGTATCAATAATTTTTACCCATGGATAATAAGTAGATGTATAATTTGAATCAATACTATTAATTGTATTAGTTACAGTTGCAATAGAATCTGTTAAAGCATTTGAATCCATTACATAGAATGCATCTTGACGATCTTCTACTAATGTTCTAGCTGCTGAGGTAACTGTTGGGTGTAAAGATTCAATTATACCCGGTGTTAATAACATATTAATATCATATACATCTGTATTAGATAATGCGGCAAACGCTTTCTTATAAGCCGTAGTACCTGTTGTTGATGCACCAGAACAATCAAATCCAAATGTATTATTTGCAGTAATATTTGTTCCAGTTAATTTAGGTAAGTTAGGTCTTGCACCATCAAATCCACCTTGGAAACCAACAATAAATTTACGTGTATTAATACTTACATTTGTTGTAAATGTATCAGCTGTTAATGCGGTATCTAATGAACCCGTATATGGTGAAGCTAAACTAGGGAAAGCTGCTTGCGATGCTTGCGTAATATCACCAAGATAGAAATCCGCGTTGCTTCCAGTACTTGCTGCAGTTGAAGGAGTAGGAGCTAAATAGTTTAAATTATGTGAATCTGTAAAATCAAATCCATGATAATTCTTACTACTAAATATACTACTTACTGTCTGTGAAGATTGATAAACAACTGGTTCTAAGTTAACAGATGCTGATGCATTCGGAATAGGTGAATACATTGAACGAAAACCAAATGGAATCAATGACGAATCATTTGTTCTATTCTTAACACCATTATCAACTTCTACTCGTATATATTTAGAAATATTTGGGTAATCGCCATTAACAAATATCTTACCGGTAGAATCTGAGGTTTGATATTGATCACCGATCACTCTTGCAATATAACGTGGAGATAATGGATCTAAATTAACATTAGTATATGATTCTACAATTTCTGGCCTTGCATCTGTATCATCAGATGAATATGGAGAATTTTTAATGTTAGCAGTATTTACTCTACGAACTTCAACTGTAAATGTACCAAACCCATTTGGATCAGCTACTTCTGATGCAATTCTAATATCACGGATACCAACTTTAACTTCGTGATTAGTTGATGTACCATGCGATAATGTATGGAATTTAATCAAATTCTTTGCATTGCCTGCAATTTTTTGTGATGTAATCCATGGAGTTGCTGCTGTTGAATAATCTGCGGTATTTACAAATGTTGATAAATTTTGTAATTTAACTGTAACATCGCCTATATTATTAAATAATGCAGAAGCACCTTTATTTTCATAAATTACATATAGTGGATATGAATCTGTTTTTGCGTCAGCTCCAATAGTCTTTGTTAAATAGCTATTAGATGTTGATACAATTGATCCTGATATATTTGCACCTTCTGTATAAAAATCATCTGCTCTTGTTACGTTTGCATCGAATCCGTATGAACCTGAAATTTTAAGTGAGAATGATCCAGAGCCTGCGTCTTCTAAGGTCGACTCTTCAAATACATCATTGCCAGAACCTACTGTTGATACTGGGCGAGATGGGTGAAGAACGTGGGTTACATATGATACAGAAGCAGATTCAGCAATAATAGCTAATACACCATTATCAAGTTGATACCCATCTTCATATAATAATCTTGTTATTGTCATTACTCCTGCATTACGCAAGTAGTCTTGTACCACAAATGGTACATATGTTTCTTCTGAATAAGAACCAAATATATTCTCAAATTCCTGGAATGATGTTACTTGAGTTGGAATTAAAGCAGGACCTTTTACAGTAGGTCCAACAATAGCAGCTCCAATTTCAGAAACACCAGCCTGCAGAAATGATTGATCCTTTTCAACGGTGAATACACCTGGCGATACAATTCTTTCGGCCATTAAATTATCTCCTTGTTAGTTTTATATAAATATGTATGTTTTTTGCCAAACTTAAGATTCAGAGATAAATACACCTTTTTCCAAATCAATCTGTCCTTCGCCGTAATGTTCTTTAAGTTTAGCAATTAAATCCGTTTCTTGTTGTTGTAACACTTGAAATTGTTCTAGTAATTGTGTACGGTAAGAATTAATTTGTAATCCTCTTTGCTCTAACATATAAATTTCTTTTGTTGCAAGAGCAATTTCAGTATTGTTTTCAGAAAATTTTGTTCTTAACTGATTGATTTCGTCTACATGTTGTTTTTCTAATTTCTTTTCAGCCATAACCAGTCCTATTCTTTTTCTTTATTATAATAAATTTTTGATTATAATCCAAATCTTGCTTTTGTAGCATTATAGTTTTGAAGGATTTTTGATACTAATAATTCTATATTTATCTCAAATTATACGTTGTTACAAAATTTTCTAACCATATGATAGCATCATCTAAATATGGTTCTGCCCAAGGTTCATCCCAATCACCAATCCCCGGGTCAGTATCTATCATTAAAGAAAACCATTCTGAAAATTCTTTAAATGCTGTTGGATTAGTTCCATTTGTAGTCCAACAATTGTTTACCAATTCGTTAATTCGTTCTATTTTTTGTTCTGTCGTCATATTATGATATTGAACCTGTTAATGCTATTAATGAGTTTGAATTATCACCCAATATTATAAAGTTTGTGCTACTATTATCAACCGCTACATTTATCATACTACCTTCGCCAAAAAATGCAGGAGCAAATGTTGAAATTTCATCTATTTTAGTTAACGTTCCTGATGATGTATCAACAGTTCCCATTATTGCTAACTCAGCAGCAACTTTTGATACGAAATAAACTAAATTACCTACCGTTGGCATTAAGATAATATCATGTACTGCTAATCGTATTGAATCATTTGCAGATGTAGTTGTTGTAGTAATTTCACTTTCAAACGTTAATGTTGTTCCTGATATACTTACAAGAGCAACATGATGTTTACCATCACCCCCTAATACTGAACTTTCTGAATAAGATACTAATCCATAATTATTACCAACATATTGAACACCCGTTGCGGTTACATAATCACCACCAACATCAATTAATTGAGTTCTAGTACCATATGTTGGGGCGGTAGGTGCTGTTAAATTAGTAACAGAAACATAATCAATATATCGGTTATGTGTAGCAGTTCTTCTTTGTGTTAAAATAAAACCGGTAGTATCTCCCGTTTTCATAAATTTTGTGGTTGATGCCCCAGCTGAAATATTAAAGGTATTATAGTAGTTATTTTGTGTTAAAGTTGTTCCACTTATTATTATTCTATGTGCTCCAAATCCAGTTCCACCCCTATTACTTATAGCCAAAACATATGAATCTGAAATTCGTGTAACATCAGTAATTGTGTTATTTGTTCTTGTACTATAAATGTTTGTTAATGAACCTTGAAGAGTTACAGTCTGAGTAGAAGTATCATAATCGAATAATCTAGCTCTAACATATCCAGATGCACTACCATCTCTAATTACGCCAATATATCTACCAGATGAACTAACTTCACATATTGCTAGAGACACAGCATTAGGTGCTAATTCTGTAGGAGTTCCTACACTTTGAATAGAACCACTAGAATCTATAACAAAACCACCAATATCACCAAATGCAGAACTATTACCACGATGTGCATATATAATATTATCCGTGCTCCCCGTTGCATGAACCATATCAAATTGTGCTCCATTACCTGTAAATGAATCTGAATTTATAGTGTAAAAATTAGTTCCATCTACTGTTAATGTAGTATATGATGGTCCAGCAGATGCATTATGGTCATATGAATAAAATTCTGATATTGCATGAGGTGTTACACCGTCAGGGTATGATGGTGATGCGGTATTGATACCTGTAGTTGATTCAGTGGTTAATGATACATTACTTAAACTACCACCCTTTTCAGTTGCAATATCACCTAAACTTAATTGTCCTGATGCTGTTAATGTCATTACCCAATCTTATTTTTAAGTTCATCAATTTGTTTTTGTTGTTCTTTGATAGTTTCAATAAGAAGTGGTATCAATTTTTCATATCTAACCGCTTTCATTCCACTATCTCTTGTTTGAACTGCATGTGGTAGAACTAATTCTACT